ACGCTTTCCGCACTTACAAGCTATGGTCAGATACTATTGGAAGTGGTGGTAGTGGATCTATATATTCTATATACCAGGCAGATTATAACCCAATATCAAACCATCCTGACAAAGATCCATTAAAAGATAGCTTTGATCAAGGAAATCCTATTTTACAAGCCAATGAGCCAACTACAATTAATGGTAAATATCAAAGAATTGTACACGCATCAATAGATCGGATATACTATAAATACTATTTAACAAATAACAAAGCTTCTTATGGTGGTGGAAATATAGAAACACAATTTAGATTGCTAGAAGACAAAGCACAAGTAATAAGCATGCCTCAATCCAAATTTGGTCAACAAATATTGCCAGGCTCTGTTATGATATCGGTGAGTTGGTCTTTTGCAGCTAGTAGTGGAAGTTATACAACAAGCTCTGTAGCAAATAGAAGTGGATCATGGACTATTGTAGATGATGAACTTGGAAACCTAAAAGTATCTGGAAGCAATTACTTATCAGTTTATGGTCAATATGTTGGCGGAGCTTACACAAACTATTCATCATCTGTTGAAAAAGCAACTGTAGGAGAATGGCCACTTGATGAATTATATAAATATGCTGATATTGGTACAACAACTTTTACAACCAATACAAATCGTGGAGTATGGCCAATGAATACAACCTACAATAACGTAGCAATCAGCACAACAACAGGAAGCACAGCACCACAAACATCAGATATAGATTTATTAGGAGCCAAAATGCATTTCACTGCATCAAATAGTTCAAGTTTAGTAATAACATCAACTGGTACTCCAAACTACAATAAATATTATAGTTTTGAAAATGGGAATTATACCATTAGTATGATGGTATTACCAACACAAAAACCTACACATGCATCAGGTTCCATACTTTTAACAAAAGAAGGACCAGGGAATCAATTACAATTAGACCTTAACGGTAATACCTTTACACAAACAACCCCAAATAAGTTTCCATATAGATTATCGTATACCACTGGAAGTAATAAAGTATTATTTGAAATAAGTGGAGGAGGACATGGCAGCTTTGCACTAACTAGTAGCATATCAATGAGTATAAACACTCTTTATCATGTAGTAGCAACTAAAACAGGATCGCTTGTGTCATTATATGTAAATAGTTTAACAACAAGTTCAACTGACACAGGAACTACAACCATTCTAGATAAACATACTTCTAATTTATCAAGCTTAATTGTAGGTAATGCAATAACAAACACACAAGGATTTAATGGTACGATAGATAATTTAAAAATGTACAATAGTATTGTATCTGCAAATGATATAAAAATACTACACCATACATTGGGTGTTGGCAACATCTATTTAGGCAATGCTTTCTACAGTCATGGTATGATGGTTCTAGGAGCAATAACAGCAAAAACTCTGACAATAAACAAAGTAGAGAGTAGAGGCACACATACAGTGTGGGAAAACGAAATTTCATGCACTACAAATCCAGGTGAATTTAATTTAAGCTACAATAGAACTTTACAAGAATATGATCCATTACAAAATCAGTTTGTATTTAGGTCTTTTATACAAAGCCCTGACTTTCGACCATATATTACAACTATAGGCTTATACAATGATGCAGGAGAGTTATTGTTAGTTGGAAAACTAAATACAGCAATACAGCTACCAACTAACATGGATACAACATTTATAGTCAGATACGATAGATAAAGTTAAAAAAGTTATGAAAAGAGTAAGATTCGCAAAAAGACAAGCAGCATTAATAAGAGGTTATAGAAGTGGCTTGGAAGCAGATGTAAATGAATTGCTATCTAAAAATAATATTGACGGAGAGTATGAAAAACATAAAATCAAATATACTATACCAGAATCTGAACACACATACACACCTGACTTTAAGCTACCTAATGGAATCTTTATAGAAACCAAAGGAAGATTTGTAACTGAAGATAGGGCAAAGCATATTCTTATAAGAAAACAGCATCCCGAGTTAGATATTCGATTTGTGTTTCAAAACTCTAAAGGAAAGATTAGAAAAGGATCTAAAACAAGTTACGCAGATTGGTGTATTAAACACGGATTTGTATTCGCAGACAAGACTATACCAAACGACTGGTTGAAATAACCATCCTTTGTTTTATAAAATAAAAGTTGTATATTAAAATATGACTTTAAACTTATTGGAAGTAAAACATATTATTGATGAGCATCTAGGTTCTAGCATGCAACACAAGAAAAGTGGGGAAATAAGCTACTACTGTCCATTCTGTAACCATCACAAAAGAAAATTACAAGTCAACATAAACACACAAAAGTGGCATTGTTGGACATGTGATAGTAAAGGACAAACAATAACATCACTACTTAGAAAAAGTAATGCTCCAAATCAAAGTTATCAGAAGATTAAAGAGATTTATGGAGACAATAACTTTAGCAACAAAAATAACTTTAGTAGAGAGTTAGTTGGACTACCAGAGCATTATAAACCACTATATATACCACAAAGCACACCTGATTATAAAAATGCTTTGCACTATGCAATGCAAGTTAGAGGACTAACTCCTATGGATATATTAAGATATGAAGTAGGTTACTGTGAACAAGGACCTTATGCTGGTATGTTGATTATTCCAAGCTATAATGATCACAATATGATCAACTATTATGTAGGCAGAAGCTTTTATGACAACGCTACTATCAAGCACAAGAACCCACCAGTAACCAAAGATATCATTGGATTTGATAATCAAGTCAACTGGAAGGAACCTATAATCATTGTTGAAGGTGCCTTTGATGCAATAGCAACTAAAAGGAATGCAATACCGTTGTTTGGTAAAATTATATTAAGTACCTTAAGAAATAAGATATTAACTGAGAGAGTACAAAAGCTATATTTGTCGTTAGATACTGATGCTTTTAAGAGTAGTGTGAAAGAGATAGAATACTTTATGAACAATGGCATAGAAGTGTATTTAGTAAATTTACCAGGAAAAGATCCTAGTGAAGCTGGTTATGTATCTATGATTGAGGCTATGAGCAGAGCTAAAAAGGTAGACTTTTTTGACCTAATAAACTTTAAAATGTCCTTATGATTAATAAGATTAAAAGCAAACTAACACAAGTCGATCACATACTACATATTGCAGATATTCATTTGCGAAATTGGAAAAGACATGTTGAGTTTAAAGAAGTGTTTAAAAAATTACTTGTAGCTGTTGATGAGTTACCAGACAATAGTATTGTTACTGTTGGTGGTGACATTGTACATGCTAAAACTGACATGAGTCCTGAATTGATCAACATGACTTCATACTTGTTTAATGAGTTAGCTACAAGAAGACCAACAATAGTTATTTGTGGCAATCATGACACAAACCTAAATAACAACAATAGATTAGATGCTTTAACTCCAATAATAGAAGCTAACAACCATCCTAACCTGTACTACCTACGTAACTCAGGAGTGTATGAAATTGGAGATGTAGCTATAAGTGTGATGTCTTTACTTGATCCAGTAACAGATTATATAACAGCTGATAAACTGCCACAAAATAAAAATTACAAACATACAATAGCAATGTATCACGGTACTATTGCTAATAGCAAAGTTGATAGTGGTTTAGTGTTATCACACGGATTAGATTGGGATACTTTTGCAAACTTTGATTTAGTTTTGTTAGGAGATATTCATAAAAGACAGGTGTTATGCAAAAGCGAACCAATTATATTTTATCCAGGATCGTTAGTTCAACAAAACTTTGGAGAATCTTTTGAAGGACATGGATATGCTCTTTGTGATTTAAAAACTAAAGGAGACATTAAGTATGAGTTTTTTGATATTCCAAATCCATATGGATTCTATACATTAGATGTAGATTCTGGAATACTACCTGACAACCTACCAATCAATTCTAAAACAAACGTACGACTAAGAACTAGAAACACTTCAACAGCAGAAGTAAAGAGAATATTAGCAACAATAAGAAAAACATATCGTAACAGTGATGTTATTGTACAAAGGTTAGATAAAAATCTAGGAGCTACCGATAATCAATTATTTGGAGAATCTTTGCATCAAGGAGATGTACGTAATGTACAACACCAAAACCAGCTTATCACAGACTACTTGCATCAGTTTGATGTTGATACGGAGTTAATGGAATCTATAATAAAAATCAATACATCACTGAACCAAACATTAAATCAAGGAGAAACAGCTCGTAACGTAGTTTGGAAACCAAAAAAGTTTGAGTTTGATAACATGTTTAGTTATGGTGAAGGCAACGTAATAAATTTTGAAAAACTAGATGGAACATGTGGACTATTTGCACCCAATCATGCAGGTAAGTCAGCCATATTAGATGCTTTATGCTTTTGTTTGTTTGATCACTCTTTTAGAGCTAACAAAGCTGACCAAGTATTAAATAGAAAGAAGGATGGCTTCTGGTGTAAGTTTCAATTTGAGTTAGGTGGTTTAGATTATTTTGTAGAAAAAAAAGCTACAAAGTATTTAAAAGGACCGTTAGCTGGTAAGCTTCGTGTGGATATAGATTTCTGGTGTGTGGATTCTGATAACAATAAAACATTATTGAATGGAGAACAAAGAAGAGACACAGACAAGATCATACAATCTTACGTAGGAACCTTTGATGATTTCATTTTAACTGCATTATCACTGCAAGGTAACAACTCAAACTTTATTGACAAGACTCAAGGTGAGAGAAAGGATTTGTTAGCTAACTTTTTAGATTTAAAAATATTTGACTCACTGTATGAGTTAGCTAATAAAGAGAACAGAGCAGCTGTTATAGTGTTAGAAGAGTATCAAAAACAAGATTTTGAAACTAAACTAGGTGATGCTGAGACTGCTAAAGAGGTTAATGAAAAGAAACACGAAGACGCTCAAAAAGTTCTAGATAACACTGAAGTTGAGTTACAAGTACTAAGTGAGCAACAGCTCGATTTAAACAAACAATTACAGCCATGTACAGCTGATGGTTTAGATATTGTAGTATTGGAAAAAGAATTGCAATTAGCAGAAACAAACTTAGACAAACTAGGTCAAGACACTTTAACAGCACATTTGCAACTAGAAGACAAACAGGCATTATTACACCAATTCACACAAGATCTAGACACAGCTAAAAACTCTTTTGATAACAACCTATACAAAGAGTACAATGCAAAAGTTCAAGAGAAAAATGAGTTGGACAACACACTCAACACAATGAAACTTACAATAGCAAACAAGCTATCAAAGCTGGAAAAGCTCGAAAAACACGAGTATGATCCAAACTGCAAGTATTGTACATCAAACGTGTTTGTAAAAGATGCTATTGACACTAAAGTAGAGTTGGTAGATGATAAAAAAACAGTACACGACTTTTTACAAAAGATAGGTAAGGTATCGGATTTCATTGAAAAAAACAAGTTTATACAAGAAGAAGCTAACAAGCTACAAATAGTACTTAACAATCATAGAGAAGCTACAATAGCAGTGGAGAGATTGCAGAACATACACGATCGTATCAAGAAAGACATAGATATCCAAAAACACAAAATAGACAAGATTCTAGGGGATATAAAGGTGTATAAAGACAATGTGGCAATACTTAGCAACAACAAAGCAATCCACGTTCAAATCAAAGATACACAAGGAAAAATAGCATTAAAAAAGATAGAAACATCCAAAGCAAACAACACAGTAAAGGATTTTCATGCTAAAATAAAGGTAGCTGAACAGGTTATACTTGAGTGTAATAATTCAATCAAACACATGCAAGAATTAGCTGACAAGCAAGTAGCTTATGACTTGTATTGTAAAGCGGTTTGTAAAGATGGTATACCATATGTAATGATAAGTAAAGCTGTTCCATACATACAACAATACGTTAACAACATACTAAACCAAGTGATTGACTTTACAATTGAACTGGAGACAGATGGGAAAAATATTAACGTCTTTATTTGCTATGATGATGCTAAATGGCCATTAGAGTTGAGCTCTGGAATGGAACGCTTTTTATCTTCTTTAGCATTGCGTATAGCTTTGATCAAAATTACCAACTTGCCAAAGCCTGATTTCATTGCATTAGATGAAGGACTGGGAGTATTGGATAGTAATAATTTAAACTCCATGCACACATTATTTACATATATGAAGGATGTTTTTAGGTTTAGTTTAGTGATCTCCCACATTGATGTTGTTAGGGATATGGTTGACAACATAATAACAATAGATCGCAAAAATGATTTTAGCTATATAAGTTGTTAGAAGATATTTATAGTAGATGACACTATTATCCACATATAAAATACCAATACAAAGAGAGTATTCAAGACAAACTTATTACATTGAAGACACAACAGAAACTTCACCGGATTATTTTGATGTTCAAGATTTTCCGTTAGTAGTTGGTGGTGGGCGATATGTAATTAAGATAAAAGGTAGCACTAATTTAAGAATAGGTTCGTCAGTAGATGTTGAGATTATTGACGCAGAAGGTCAAAATGTATATGTAGAAATAGTTGATTTTGTTGATAGATTTAACAACTACTATGTTGCATTTGATGTGTATGATATAACAGCTCAAGGCTTAGCTACAGTTTACATAGTAGGTGAAGCTGATGTTGATCAGCAAGGAAACCAAATACCAAAAAATCAACAAAAAAAATATAATGTTAGGTGGTCAAAGAATTTTAATATATTACCTTTTGAAAGAAATAATGGTGAACTACTTTTTAACCAACCACCACAAACATCAGTGGCACAAATAATTACACCAACAAGATTGGCCATAGCATCAACGTCAAGTGCGTACAACTATACATCTTCCATAACAAATCCAAGTTTACTATCCATAACATCCGCCAACTTTTTTGGATACGATAGAGATTTTGCTTCAAGCGAAGACATACTAGATGCCAGATTGAGAGCAATAACTGTTAATCCAAAAGGAGCTCCAAAAACAGCAAATAACGTTCCAACTAACATCCGTGACACAGATCAAGATATAACAAATGGATCGGTAATTAATTATGTAAATAGATTTAACACCATACTACAAGCAACAAGTAGCTTTTTTACCAAAGCTTATTTAGGAGGTTACTTTGAGTTTGCTAGTTCTGCAAGTACACCAACAAACCTAACACCAGCACTACCACCAGGATACTCAGCATATGATAGTGTATCAAACCAACTCGCAAGCTATTACTCTACAATTGTGGACGTAATAAATGATAAACAAGCTGTAATAAGCAAACCAATAAACATAATAACAGTTGACGACAACAACCTATCATTAGGAGCTTATTCAAACTTTACATATAAAAAAGCATCTTCCTTTAGTGGTAGTATAACATACGTACCATCAGCAGATGCATTTGCAACAAGCTCAACTGTAAGCTCCTCTTATGTTGAATTTACATTTAGTGATTTGAATCCAATAAGTGGACAAGTATATAGAATTAAAACTTCTGCAAAACTAGGATCAATAACAGGCGACTACAAAGTACTAAATGATCAAATAATTATACCAGTAGAATACTTAACAGACTCTAATTTTAGTAATACACTCAACTATGCAAGATATGAAAGTGATTATAGATTAATAGGGTGTTTCACAGCACAATCTATATTAGACAGTTATTGGCTTAATTTGCTAGAAGATTCACAAGGATTTGATACAATTACAGGATCAGTAAACAACTCAACACAAATAGACTCAGCCAAAGTACAAGCAAGCTACACACAGTCAGCATTACTTACAACACAATTCAATCAAAACTACAACGAAAACCAAACTTATACATTAGGATTTAATTTAACTTTAGAACCTTATACTGAACTAGAAGTGTACATGAATAGTGATCCACTAAGTGCTTATGTCATAACATCACTAGCATATCCGAGAGGCTTTTTAAAGTCAGCAAACAATGAGAAGTCAAGATATGGAGGATCACAAAACAGATTTGGTAAATATTTAGGTAAGATTAAAAACGATAGAGCAGTCCAAAAATACTATGGAAGAGTCTTGTTTGACTTTGACACAGATGGTAATGGTTTTGGTAGACCTACTCAGATCAAAAATTATAGACGACATGGCTGGTTATACTGGCAGTGCTTATGTTAGTGATGTGAGTATTAAGCCATACTTATTAAATGGGTTTACACCAAACATAGTACAATATGCAATACCACTACCAACCGAACTAATTGCAGCAGCAACACTATCACAATCTATAGATTTTAAAATAGACTACTTTGATTACACAGGTAAACAATCCGAGTATACCACATACATAGACGATTTGGTATTAAACTTAAAAGGAGATGTACAATCAAACACATGTCAAGATGATATATTTATTTTTGAATACACATCTGGAACAGCTACAACCGAAGTAGCAGTTCTTGATGGTGGTGCATAAATTAAAAACAAATAAA